ATCATTGGAGAGAAAAACTTCCATCAAACTATAACTGGTATCAAAGAAAACTAAAAGAAGATGATACTTATCATCATCAGGTGTTTTTTCATTATGTTTTAGCAAATGGATTCAGGGCTCATTGTGCAAACGACATGGCACGATGAGAAACTTGACATTGATTATAAATTATAATATTATAACTAAAATATTTTAATAATATGAATTTTACAGTTTACTCAAAAGAAGATTGCCCATATTGCTACAAGGTCAAACAAGTATTAGAGTTGACAGGGAGTAACTTTGTGGTTTATAATCTAGGAGAACATTTTACCAGAGAAGAGTTCTATGCTGAGTTTGGTAAAGGTTCTACATTTCCACAAGTTATTTGTGATGATCAAAAATTAGGAGGATCCGTTGACACAATCAAATTCCTCAAAGAGCAACAAATCATCAAATCCTGACCTAAATAACTTCAACCACAGAAATCGTGGTGTTGAATTTCTACTCTATGGAGGAAAAAGAAAGCAAACTCAACCATTCCACATTATCTTTGAGAAGATAGTTTGCTTTCTGAATCGGGAAGTTACTATCTATTTTGAATTTTCCTTTAAATCAAGGAAGAAAAAAGTAGTTTCCCGGAGAAAAAGAAATGTTAGCAACTAGTCTAGTAATCGGTTCATTTCTAACAGTATTGTTTCTTATAGTGGGACTTGTAACTGGTTGGGTCGCCAGAGAATATATGATGAATTATCAAGATCGTCCAAAACTTCATCCAGAATTTTTTGATGACAAGGGAAATGTTATTGCAGATGAAGTTTTAGCAGTAAGTTTTAATCCTGATTACTTTCTTGATGAAGAACTAGATGAAGATGATGAAGATTAACTAAATACCGTATAGTCATTTTACATACTGATTTTTATGAGCACGACAACACAAAAAAAGACAACTGCAAAACCAAAAACAGTTACAGTTCAGGCAAAAAAAGACACTCCTATTCCTGACCTGCCAACAAATCCTTTTGCTTTTGAAGTTCTTCAACTTGTATCTAAGCAAAGAACTAATTCTAAAAAAGTTGAGGTTTTGCAGAAATATAATCATGATTCACTAAAAGCAATTTTTATTTGGAATTTTGATGAAAGCATCATCTCTTCTCTTCCTCCAGGTGATGTTCCTTACGCTAGTGTAGGTGAACAACATTCCCTCTCTGGAACTGTGAGTGAAAAAATTGAAGATGCAGTTACAAAAATGAATGAAATTGGAAGTAATTCTCTTGGATCTCAGGATCAGGGATTTTCTTCAATTCGTAAAGAGTATCAAAAGTTTTATAATTTTGTAAAAGGTGGTAATGATGGACTAAGTTCTCTTCGTAGAGAAACAATGTTCATTAATGTACTTCAAGGACTTCACCCTCTTGAAGCAGAAATTCTCTGTTTGGTAAAAGACAAAAAACTTGGTGAAAAGTATAAAATTACGAAAGAAATCGTTTCTGAAGCATACCCTGATATTTCTTGGGGAGGCCGTTCATAATTAAAAAATTGGAGTTTATTTAATGAGCAATAATACCACAGAGGTGTCCCAAAAAACATCGCAAAAAGAAAATCATATGGATTCTTGGACATCAGCAGAAAAGGAAACTTGTAAATCACGCTACGGTTGCGACATACTGATTGAAAATGGTTCGTATGCTGATGTCTGTACAAAAGATGCTCCTAATGATGCATATATCGTCAAATATCTTATAGGTGATGAAATTTGTTATGACCTTACAAGAGGAACCAGAGTTCGTTTGTTTGATATGTACTGGGACAAGTTTCGTGAAAATCTAAAGCATATTGACTTTGGATATGGTAGAATTAATCCAAAGTTGTGGGGATATCAAGCGCCCCAAAAGAAAAAAAGAAAGTGATTTCCCATATTGGGTAAAATTTCTCCGGCAAAATTTCTTCGCGTGAAGGTTTTACAAATCTTTACGCTTTTTAGTATAATAACGATACTTTTTTGTAGTTATTGTTACAGTTTTCACACAAAACTTGCCTATATACTATGAATAGGGGTATAATAATCCCCTACCGTTCATCCTATGACTAAAGCACTTTTGCTTTTAGCATGGGTTCCACTTCTTTCTTTTGCCTCACCACAACCTAAAACTGTATTTCCAGTTTCAATAAGTTGTAATGCAGCGTGGGAACTAATGGACATCGTTAAAAACGACGATGTAGTCCATCAGAAAAAAGAAGACCAATTGCTATTAGAACTCCGAAAGGATGTTGTGACAAGATGCTAAACTGAATAGGACGGAAGTAAGCCGACTCGGAACGGATCGTTCATCTATGGAAATCATTCTCTGGACTTGTGTTGAAGCTCAAAAACTTATTAACAATGCTCGTATCTCTAAATCAGTTTCTGATCAGGTAAAAGCAGAGTTAGTTGAGATTTATAAAGAACACGCACCAAAAACGTGTAAGTTTACCATAGACGCAAAAGCCGACTGAAGGAACGCTCTTTAACCTCAAAACCTAAGGAGAAACCTAATGTCAAAAGTCGTATACCGTGGCGTTGAATACGATACCGAAAAGCGTATCGCCTATCAACAGCAAATGCAACAACAACCTCAACAATACAATGAGACCTATCGTGGGGTCAAATTTGTAAAAGAGGGGAACAAGGGATGACAGCAACCTATCGTGGTGTGAAGTATAATACTCACACTCCGAAACTAGAATATCGTAAGTGGTATTCACAAACACATGCTCCATCACATCCAATAAACACATATCGTGGTGTTGCTTACCGTCCTTGTAACAACTGGAACTGGGAGGAGAAGAAATGAAAAAACTTAACTTCCTGCAATTGATTAAGGAGCAAAAGCAAAAAGAGGAGCGTCGTCATCAAGCACAACTAGCACAACTAGTAGGAGCAAAGTAATGGCACAAACCGTCGTATCTTTAACTGCTGGACTTGCTTTAAGCACAGTTCTACTTTCAACCTATATTCAATGGTTGTATAAGTACTAATTACCAGGGGGGCAACCCCCTTTTTTAATAAGCATAAATTTTTATTGCGTAATATCAGAAAATCAACACAATTGACCTACATAGTAGTAGAATATACGAGGTGAGAGAAATGAAAGAAAACTCTTTATTATGATATTCTTTGTGCTTGGAGGTCAATATGCACAATCTAATTTCTTACAATCAATTAGCCGCTTGGACAAATTTGGAGAGAACAATTGATGAATTTACAGATCAACACGAACTTATGAATGATTACTTTAATTGTTTAGTCGAGTGCGATGAAGACCAACAAAGTTGTAAAAGGGTATGTAGAGAGTTATTGAGTCGTTTGTAATATATACTGGGGGAGTTGATCTCCCCCTTTTTTTATGGTAAAATTGCCTGAAAGGATATGAACTTATGGACAAAGAAAAATTAAAACTTATCGTCCGTAATCTTGAACTTTTGGTTGATTCTTTGAAGGCGGAGGTTTATTCTGATGTTTCTGCATACAAATATACAGAACCAGAAGTAAGAAAAAGACCAATTTTAGATTACGACGAAATTTTTGAGGATTCTGATTTAGATGACTAGTAGAGCAAAAGAATTGATAAAGTTGCTTGAAAAACTTACAAAACAAGAGCATCTTTATACTGACGAAAAAATTATAGAAATGAAACAACAACTGCGAGAACTAAAAGAGCAACTTGCAGACCTAGAAGCAAAAACATCAAAAGGATTTGGAAAGAAATGACTGTAAAACTTATTTCGGTAACTCCCGATGCAGAAAAAACAATGGCATATGTTGCGAGGGTCTCAAATCCGAATAATCAGGATTCTGAAAACTATGCGGGTCTGTTACGCTATTGTATTAAGCACAATCATTGGTCTGTGTTTGAGCAGAGTTTTATGACATTAGAGATTGAAACGACCCGTGGCATCGCAGCACAAATTTTGCGTCACCGTTCGTTTACATTCCAAGAGTTTTCGCAGCGTTATGCAGATTCTTCTTTGTTGAGTGATTATATTCCTGTTCCAGATCTTCGCCGCCAAGACACTAAGAATCGTCAGAACTCCATTGATGATATTCCTGAGTATGAGAAACTGACACTCCAGAGCAAAATTCAGGAGCATTTTGCACACTCTATGCGCCTTTACAAGGAACTTCTGAGTCATGGGGTTGCCAAGGAGAGTGCAAGGTTTGTATTGCCCTTAGCTACGCCTACACGCATCTACATGAGTGGATCTTGCCGTAACTGGATTCATTATATTCAACTCAGAGAAAAAAATGGAACTCAGAAAGAGCATATGGACATTGCCCTTGAATGTAAGAAAGTGTTTTCCGAACAATTCTCAACAGTAGCAGAAGCTCTTGAGTGGGTCTAAATAAATTATCTTGAATTCGTAACTTATGTGCCCCGTATATCCTGTAGTAAATAAGACCACTGGTGAACAGAAAGAAGTGGAAATGAGCATCCACGACTGGGATCAGTGGAAGAATGATAATCCAGATTGGACCCGTGATTGGTCTGATCCTTCTACTTGCCCTTCTCCTGGTGAGGTGGGTGAATGGAGGGACAAACTCATCAATCGCAATCCAGGTTGGAATGAAGTCCTAGAAAAAGCAAGTAAAGCTCCAAAGTCACAAGTAAAGAAACTCTAAAATGGCAAGAAGAAAAAGAGTAGAACAACCAATCGGCGTTGGTCTTACAACTCGTCAAATGAAGCGTAAAAAACCATTAAGTTCTGATTACTTAGTTGACATTGATCCACTTACAGAGAATCAAAGAAAACTTTTTGATTCTTATGCTGATGGTAAACATTTGATTGCTTATGGAGCAGCTGGAACTGGAAAAACATTTTGTTTTTTATACAACGCTCTCAAAGAAGTTTTAGATGAAAGAAGTCCTTATGAGAGAGTTTATATTGTAAGGTCTCTTGTGCCAACTCGTGAGATTGGATTTCTTCCTGGTTCTCATGACGATAAGGCAGATATTTACCAGATTCCTTATAAGAATATGGTGAAGTATATGTTCCAAATGCCTTCTGATGCAGACTTTGAGATGCTTTATGGTAATTTGAAGTCACAGGAGACGGTTAAATTCTGGAGCACCTCTTTTATTCGTGGCGTTACCTTAGACAATTGTATAATCATTGTTGATGAGTTTGCTAATCTTAATTTTCACGAACTTGATTCTATCATTACTCGTGTTGGTGAAAATTGTAGAATTATGTTCTCTGGAGATGCAACTCAATCAGACCTTATAAAAACAAATGAGCGTAATGGTATTGTTGATTTTATGACCATCTTGCGTAAAATGCCATCTTTTGATATAATCGAGTTTGGTGTCGATGATATTGTTCGTTCTGGACTCGTTAAAGAATACATTATTGCAAAAATGGAATCTGGTTTTTAATGTTTAATCATATTGATATTGAACTCCCCAAGTTGGAGCGTGAAACGATTGATGGTGTAAGATACTATTCAGTTCCTGATGAGGAAGAACTTCTTCGACTAGTTTCCATTACTTCGATTACAAGTCATTTTAATAAGGAAATCTTTATTAACTGGCGTAAGAAAGTTGGAGAAGAAGAAGCAGAGAAAATCACGAAAGCGGCAACAAGTCGTGGAACTGATATGCACACACTTGTAGAGAACTATCTTTATAATCGTGATCTACCCCCAGTTCAACCTCTTTCGGACTTTCTGTTTAAAATCTCAAAAACAGAACTCAACAAAATTGATAATATTCATTGTTTAGAAGGTGCTTTGTATAGTAAAGTTCTTGGTGTAGCAGGAACGACGGATTGTATAGGTGAGCACGAAGGGGAACTTTCTGTAA